TGTAGCAAAGTTAGTTGTCTTAGTGTAATTAGACATTAGATAAGTCTCCCTAGTAGAGCGTGTATGTCAATTTTTTGAATAGAAAAAGCAGCACCATTAACCTCTGCTTCAATACCAATGGTTACTACCTCACCACTACCGCTAGTGTTAACCTTTGGTGTGTTGATTAGAATAGAGGAGGTGTACTCTGCTGTAGTGTTATACTCAGAAACACCGTACTCGCCAATGTTGCTAGAGCCGAATGTAAACGCTTGTTTAGTGTAGCTTTCAGTATAGTCATAGCCCCAGTTCAATGTAGTAGGTGTGTTTTGTCCACCAATGATGGTCATGTTAAACTTCTTCAAGAACTTCAGGTTGGAAGTGTTGCCAAAGTCCATAGGGTTACTGAAGTATCTCATCTCGTACTTAACAGCACCATCCATGTAGCCCTTGTACTCAACTATGCCGCTAGAGATACCTATGTATATCTCACCACCTTCTAACACAGCAAATGACAGAGGGTACATTCCTGACCATGTTGTAGCCCGTTGTGACCCATCAGGCAGTGCAGTACGCATATCAAAGCAGTACACAGTGTTGCTGTCTGGTAACGTCAGTAGGTAGAAAGCCTCTTCAGAACTGTACAGAGATTTGATAGGGTTAGTCTGTAGCGGTATCAAGTTTAACAAGTCAGTGCGTACATTCTTGCTAATGTCACGCATAGGCATAGACTTTTCTTGTATAGTCCTACCAAAACTACGTACACCTGAATCAGACAGGAATATAATATCAGTGCCTGTGTGCTGTACTGAGTCACGAGCTATACAGCCAACGCCTTCTACAGTGTCTGTAAGCGTCATAGTGGCGGGGCTAGATGCACCTGAGTACACAAGTATAGACTTCTTACCAAAGATGATTAGGAAGCCATTGTGAGCCGCTAGAGCCGTTATCTCATCAAAGCCTGTAGGCCATACAGTAGTAACGTCTAACGAGCCTGACGTACCACCTGTCCAGTGATGACCATTAAGTGTATCAGACCAGTAGACAGTGTGCTTGTTGCCTGTAATGTCTGCTGCCCAGAGTCTACCGTAGGCCGCTAGAACTTCATTAGCTTCTGGAGGAGTACCTGTAGCGTGACTGTGTGCTGAGTGTTCTTCTAATACAAAAGAACCTCCATGATCTGTACCTAACACATACTCGTGATCTCGTTGAAATAAATACACATGATCGTTTAGAGTAACAGCTTTCCAGTTATTAGCTGTTGGAGTATAACCTGTTGGTGTAGCGTCTGTTAGTGTTGTAGTGCCTGTAAATAATTTATTGTTACCCGCTGACACCACAACTTTGTCACCAGAGTTATCAATAAACTCATACACCATTTCTATACCACGACTACTTCCTAGTACAGAAGAGCCATTGCTAGACACTGCTTCCCAACCCTTACGCGCACCAATACGGCCTAGCTTGTCAATAACACAGTTGTCTGCAATAGAAGCAAACGAAGGATCAATATTGATTGGAGAATCCTGTGTGTTAAGACCTGCAAAGCCGGGGGCGGCAACGGTAATGTTCTGTAATTGTTGTGCCATTAAGAATACCAGATAGTTTCTTCAGGATGTTGTGACGCATCAATAGCAATAGCGTCAGCCAAGGTGTTATCTGCCAGTGCAAACAACTCTGCCGCACTAGTGCCTCCAGTCTCACCACGCTCTCTAGCACCCAATGCAGTGGCTAGTTGTATAACAGGTGATGAAGGTGCGCCTAGCTTGTCTGTGTCTTCTGTAAAGTCTGCTGTACGTAGCACCACGTTAAAGCGTAACTGATACACACCGTCAGGCTTTGGGTAAATATCAACAGCATTGTCACCGTTAGCGTCAACACCGTTAAAGCTGTAGAACTGTGGTGCGCCTATAGGTGGAGTCTCAATCAAGAAAGCATTGTCCATCCAACGTGAGCCACGGTACTGCATGAACCAATCTGATGTGTCGTTAACAACATCTAACAGCTTCATTCTGTTCTGTGAGCCAGTGAGTACATAGTTAAATGTATCTGCTGTAGTTGACACAGTGAGAGTAGTGCGTAGTGCAGTCCAATCATAAGAGTCTTCTACGGTGCGTTTAGCGTCATTGACAAACTCACCAATAAGTTTAGAGTAGGATGTCTGAGCAACAGTAGTTACTTCATCCTCCCTCAGTCTGCGTAGTACGCTGTTTACCAGTTGTAAGTAAGTCATTAGAAATCGTAACTCCGTGGTTTAGCTTCGTAAATAGTGTTTTCAAAGAAGTTGTCAGCATCTCGCCCGTAGTCTAACTGTAGCGCAGACTCTGGGTAGAACAACTCTAGTTCTTCTTCTTGTGATTCTATAGGGTAGTCGCTGATACCTATCTCTGTTTCAAACTGAAATAGCTCGTCATTAAACAAGCTGTCTGTTGTACGTGTAGGTGATGGTATAAAGTCTTGACCTGTGTCTGACATAAGAGAAGTTAGCAAGTCAAAAGGTAAGTCAATGCTAGGCAGGTCAACGCTAGGCAGGTCAACGCTAGGTAAGTCAATGTCTGGTAGAGCCTGTCTAATGGCTGTGTCCAAGTCAGACAACACATCACCCGCACCTTGAGCTACATCTTCAATAATATCACCAGACTCTTGAGCTACGTCTTCAGCAATATCACCTATAGGTTTTGTCCATGGTTGTAGCACCTCTCTATCAAACTCAGATAATCCCTGTCTAACTTCAGTTTCTGCCGCTGACAGAACATCTCCTATAGGTTTTGTCCGTGGTTGTAGCACCTCTCTATCAAACTTAGATAAGCCCTGTCTAACTGCTGTTTCTGCCGCTGACAATGCATCTGCAATAGGCCCAAGAAGTTTAGAATCACCTAAATCAATAGAAGGTAGATTAATAGAAGGTAAGTCAATAGAGCCTAATGTACCGCCTTCACCAATATACTTACCTAAACCATGAGCAAGAGCCTCGTCTAGTTCTTCACCTGCTGCTAGTTTTTGTACAGCTTTACCTACACCTGCCTCAAAGTCATCGTACTGAATACCTGCACGTTCAATAGTTGCTTGGTCTAGTCCTGCTTTTTCTAGACCGCCTTTAATAATGTTATCGCCTACCAAAGCAAGAGCAGCACCTTTAGCATCTCCTGCGGCTGCTACGTTTAATGCAGTCTTTGTTTGATTGTAAGTAGAACCAAATAAACCAGTCCCCGCTGTAGATCCTGTAGGTGCTACTGGCCCTGCTAGTTTTGTTGAATCAAACTTACCTGCGTTTACAGGGGCTTGCACTGCTCCTGTCATTTCTAAACCTGTCAATAAACTGCCTGCTAACTCAACAGGAGATACGTCTACACCTGAAGCTAACTTAGCTCCTGTGGTTGCTAACGCAACAGTAGGATTTAATAGCCCTACAACTTGTAGTACAGGATTACCTAAAAACTTCTCCCACTTGCTAGGCTCTGGTGGATTCTTAACCCACACCATTGTTTGCTGACCTAGTTCTGGATTTAAACCTAGTAGTTCAGAAACATCGTGAAAAGTTCCTGTTCTTTCTTTTTCGTAATACTCTTGTCTAGCGGCTTCATTAGGAAACTCTAGCTGTCCACGCTTACCGTAGTTAGTGTATAGTTTTGTCTTGTCGTAATCAAGACCGCCAGTGTCTAACTCAGGAACATCAAACTCTTTATATGCAGGTACTTCTAAATCTTTAAATGCTTGAAGCAAAGGACGTTCTACGTTTACTTCTCTGTTATAAGAAGCAACATTATAGCCTTGCATAGCTCCACGATTGGGGTCAAACTCGCTATATAAATCCATCCCTGTTCTAGCCTTAGCAGGAGCTTCAGCTTCTAACTGTGCGGCTATGTCTGCAATGCTTTTATCTCCGTAGCTTTCTTTTCTTTCTGCTGTTTTTTGTACAGTTGAAGGAGCATAATAAGTAGTGCGGGGAACTATTTTACTACCAATTACATTACCGTAACCGTCATAACTTTTTTGTTCTTTGTAAAGAGTAAAGCCTATTTTGTTTCCTGCGTCGTCATATACATCTTCTCTGTCTCCTGCTTTAAACGCAGGTGTAGTAGGCTCAGTCCTAGAACCCACAACTTTAATAGGCTCTGGTAAACCAATGCTAGGAGAATCTATAGTAGATGCGAAAGGGTTAGAGTATAAATCGACAAGTTCTTCTTGTTGTTTAGATATGACAGAACCCACAGTCTTAGGCGCACGAGCAGCGGCCTTAGCTAAAGCAGCTTGGTTTATCTGTGTGTTTGAGCCGCTTGCGTAGGCTCTGCCGAATCCACCACCACCCATTATCGTTCTCTCTGTACGTTCTTAGTCTTCTCTACTGTACGCATAGCACCTAAGCCTAACATGCCCATCAGTATAGGCATCATCTCTGCTGTAGGGATTAGTGGAACAGTAACGCTTGATCCCATTAGTTCTAAGATCATGTTAGTGATTGGTATAGTGATGAAGTTCCCTGCCATACCTAAGACACATACCCAACCAATAGCAGGACGCCATCCCGCGACAAATAAACTCTTGTGTGCCGCTTCAGCCTTGTTGACCTCTATCTGTCCTTTGGCTAATTCTTGAGCATGTTTTTCAGCCATAGTAGATAGTTCATAGGCTATTTGGTTTTTCTTATCTTTATCTTCTATGAATTTATCTAAAAGACCTGTCACTGGCCCTATTAAACTATTTAAAATACTCATATATTATACACTATTTAGTCTTGTTTGTCAAGTTCTTTCTTTGTCTCACCATGCACAAGTTTCTGCACAGTGTCAGACTCATAGATGCGAATACCTAGCCAGATGATTGTTAGCAGTGATGCTACAGGCGGTAGCCAAGATGCTAACGATAATATAGCCGTAGATATTGCAGTAACGTCCAACATGTCTTTCGTTTGTTCATCCATTTCCTTGTCCTATGATCCAAGAGATTGTTAAGTAAACACCAGAGGCTAATACCAGGATACCTGCGGCTTGTATTGTGTTCCAGAATACTGCTTTACGTCTACGCTCTTGTGCGTATATAGTCTTTTCTCGTTGCTCCTTAATCTTCCTACGTAACTCTACCAACTCTTTGTAGCCGTTTGGCCCGTAGGAATACATCAGGAGTTCCCTGAGTTCTTTTTCTTGTTGCTGTATCTTTTTCTGGTGAGCATATACCTGCATTGCTTCTTGCTCAACAGATTGTGACGCAACAATCTTTTTAAATAGTGGTGGGTTTTCTGCCCTTCGTTGACATTCATTTAAATCACTTACTGCTCCGTACCACCGCCCTATTTGTGATAATGTATCCTCCACATCACGACCCGCAGCTACCATACGCTTGATCGTACCAAAGGCGTTAGTGGCTATGCTGATGGCCGTGACGGGATCAATCATTACCAAGGCACTCCAGTGCTAATCGCAGGAGCCTTGCTGTCTGCAATCTGTGAAGCAATGCTTGCCTCAATAGCGTCAGCGTCAACGTCAGCCTTTACCCATCCAATGACCTGAGCCTCTGTGATGTCTGCGTAGGCTGTGTATCCGTCAGCATCTGCGTCAGGGGTGAAGCCGCAAGTGCCGTATGAGCTACCTGAGTGTTCACCGTCAGCCGCAGTACACCTCCAATGCACAGTAATGACACCCCCTGTCTCAGTATCACTTTCTAAATTAGATATTGACCAGTTAAAATCTATCATAATATATTCCTCAAATTCCAAGGTAAGGCTGATTCATGTATTAATACAGATTGATATCCCTCAGCCACTTCAGAGTCATCAATCTTATTGCTTTTAAAATGGTTATACTTTGCAGTAGTAACCCTTAAATTCCAAGGTACGTGTAAACCACATACTTTATCCCCTTTAATAGGTACTATATGGTCTACATGTACATCCACGCCTGTAGTTCGTTTGATATCTCTAGCCACAGAATAAATAATAGATAAATGCTTAGAAATAATTTTATCGTCTTTATAAATGTTAGCTTTTTTTACACGGTGGCTTCTAATTGGATGATTTCTTTTATTGGCTTCTTTTCTCTGTGCTGTAGAGCAATGTGCACATGAGTTATTACCTACATATCTTTTACCATCGTGTCCTTTAGAGCATGGATTTCCGTAATAAAATGTTTTGCCTGATTTTTTCGCCTCAAGTCTTTTAGCGTTTTTCCATCCTTTTTGTGAATCCACATAACATTTTCTACAACCTTGACCTGCGTAATGGTCATGTGGTCTTTGTTTGAATTGGCCATGTGTTTTGCAGGTTATTATTACGGGCTTTTCAGTTGCTACATATTCAACTTCTGAATAATCATAAATATCGCCATGCACTGAAGTAGCTTTTTCAATAAAATGCTGAGTAGTGCATGACTTACCCATTGTTTTATTCCTCTAGTTAAATTGCTGAGATGATGAAGGCGAGTAGCTCACTGTAGCGAACACCCATCCTAGTCTTTTCTTCGTTAGTTTCTTCGTCAGTCCACGTAGTGCTGATGAACATTGCGTAGTCACCTGCGTCTAAGCCTTCTGCTACAAAGGCGGCCTGTAGGTCTTGTGCAATGATTCCAAAGTGGATACGAGCGTCATCACCCTTCTCAGCTACTGAGTCCTTCCAACGGAACTTACGCAGTAAGCCTTTGCAAGCCACAGCGACACGTTGCTCTGCGTCAGAGAGTTCTGCAATGTCCTGCTTCTCGTTGCGGTCAGATGTCTGGATTGTGCCATTGGTGGCGTAGATGTCATCAAAACGTCCAGTTGAATAACCTAAGTCGATAGCGTTATCTCTAGCTGTTCCTGTTGCAGTAGAGACAGGGTAAATAAAATCAGCACCATCAAAAAAACGTAAGGCTGTATCACCTGTACCAATATATAAGTCTCCACCACTAGCACCAATAGACCCTACGGTTGAGCCGTCTTTGGCAAAGGTAACAATAGCGCCATCTGTTGACTTTCGGTTTAGATATAAAGGGTCGCCATTAGTTCTTACGCCAACGAAGCCAGTAGGACGAACCTCAAAGCCATCCGTTGTTAAATCTGATGAAGTCTTACCCACCAACAGGTTGCCTGATGCGTCTATGCGCATGGACTCAGACCAAGAAATAGTGTTGTCTGCTGTACCTGATGCCGCTGTAGACCAAGTATGTACGCCACTTGTAGCGTTTTGTTGATATGCTAAAGCGTAGTCGTTTGCTATATATTTATAAGCGCCATCAAAGTACCAGTTATAGCCGACACCTGTTTGTCCATCACTTCCTGCAAAAGAACTGCGTTTAGCTTGGAGGGGGCTAAAGTATGTCCATGACTCAGGAACAACACCTATGCCCACATTGCCAGATTGGTTAATATTAAACACGTCAGAAGAAGTAGCGTCATTTCTGATTGTAAAGTTAGAATTACTGTTCCATCGAATACGAGTAGCATTGCCATCAGCCGACTCCATAAACAGATTTGCACCACCACCAGTCGATGTTAACTTAGCCGAACCAGTTGTACTTGATACGTGTAAATCGTTACTAGGCGAACTAGTCCCTATGCCTACGCGATTGTTTGTTGAGTCAACGTAGAGGGTGTTGGTGTCTACTGTTAGACCACTAGCAGTCAGCGTAGTAAACGCGCCTGTACTTGCAGAGGATGCGCCAATGGCTGTTCCGTCGATAGAACCTGCGTTGATGTCTATGGTGCTAGGGTTAGTACCAAGCTCAATAATGCTACCACCATTGTCCTCAGTAAATAATCGTTTGTCAGCTACATTGACCGCCAGTTCACCCTGTACAAGATCACTTGCTGTAGGGACGGCAGAAGCAGTTGAACTATTCTTTGTTACAATTTTTGTTGCCATGTTTATATACCTTTAGTATGTGCCGCCATCAAGCGTACCAGTAGTCATATTGCTTGCATTTAAAGTTGATGAAGATGTTAAATAACCTGCTGAAGCATGATTGCCCCAACCGTAGGCTGTATTCCAGTTAGTAGATGTACCGCCCGTTGCTGTCACTGTTCCATCTACTTCTATAGCACAACCATTAATAAGTTTTAAAGCTGAACTTGTCTGACGAGAAACAATAACATTAGAGCCATTTTGCTTAACTGCTGTCTCTATCAAGCCATCTTCTGATCCGTTAGTGACATCTGAAGTCTTGGCAGTGATCTTAGCAAACAGCCTTGTTACACCTGTGTCGCTCTCTCCTTGGAACTTAATCTGACCTAAGTAGTCACCATCGTCAGGAGATGCACTGTTGCGATACAGGCATAGAATAGGAGCAGCAGAGGAGCTAGTGTCTGTACTAGTAAGTTCTACATCTCCTGTCACTGTACCACCTGTAGAGGCTAGGTAGTCAGTAGACGCTGTAGTTGCCGCAGTGCCTAAGCCTAAGTTAGTTCTAGCTGTACTTGCACTAGCTAAGTCGGACAGGTTGTTAGCCTTTAGTGCCGCTGATGCTAATGTACTAGCGGCATTGGATGCACTAGTAGCCGCTGACGTAGCACTGCTAGCCGCTGCTGTTGCACTAGCTGCCGCATTAGTCTCAGCAGTCTCAGCATTAGTCTCAGCAGTCTCAGCATTGGTCTGAGCAGTGGATGCCGCTGTAGCACTAGTGGCTGCATTGCTTGCCTGTGTAGACGCTGTAGATGCGCTAGAGGCGGCTGCTGTGGCACTGGTGCTTGCTTCACTTGCCTTAGTTGTCGATGTTGCCGCACTAGTCGCTGATGCAGTAGCACTGTTAGCAGAGTTAGTAGCTGACGTAGATGCTGCTGTAGCTGAACTAGCGGCATTAGTTTCTGATGTACTAGCCGCTGTAGCACTGTTGCTTGCGTTAGTAGCGGAAGTAGCTGCACCACTTGCTGAACCTGCTGATGCTGTAGCGGAGTCACTAGCGTTCGTAGCTGATGTTGCCGCATTAGATGCTGACGTAGCCGCATTGCTTTCAGAGGTGGAAGCGTTAGATGCGCTAGTAGATGCCTCTGATGCCTTAGTCGTAGCCGTAGATGCGCTGTTAGACGCACTGGTTGCGCTTGTAGCGGCTTCTGCGGCTTTAGTAGTAGCAGTGGTAGCGGAAGTGCTTGCGTTGCTCTCAGAGGTACTAGCGGCTGTCTGAGAGGCACTAGCTGCTGTAGCACTTGTAGCCGCATTGGTGGCACTAGTGGCCGCATTAGTCTCTGAAGTAGCTGCGGCAGTCGCTGAGTTACTTGCGGCAGTGGCATAACCTGCAACACCTGAAGCACTGTTGGCCGCATCAGTTGCAGATGTAGCCGCCTGGGTTGCCTTGGTAGATGCTGTGGTTGCAGAGTTAGCCGCTTCAACAGCACTGGCCGCTGCATCGCTTGCTTTCGTAGTAGCTATGACAGCTTGTTGTGTAACAGCTAATAGCGTGGCATCCGTATTGGAATCACCTGCACCACCGTCACCTCTAAATATAGCCATTAATAACTCCTACGAAAACAAACAAAGGGAAAAGGGAAAGGGGACTCCGTAGAATCCCCTTAGTTGTATTAGCTTACTGAACAGCCAATACGAATCCTGCTTCAGGACGCATTACTTGACAACCGTAAAGCGTATCAGCAGTGTAGAGAGTACCCAAGAACTCTTGCTTGTACTGAGTCTGAGAACGAACGCCTTGCTGCTCTGCAAGAACATTGGTGTCCTTGTGGATTAGCTGTGCGCCACGTACACCAGATTCAATAGTAGGTACGTTAGTAGAAACGAATACATCAACGCCATAGAGGTTACCAATCTTGCCAGTCTCTACGCCTTTGCCATTAACAAAGTCAGTAGAAGTGTAGCGATCAATACCCATGATAGCGTTACGCAGTGAAGGAGGAACGATAAAGCTACGTCCGTCCATAGGAACGTCTGCGTCATCCATCTTCTGAATCAATGCGCGGAACGCACCGTCAGTGAAGGCATTAACGTCAGCAGTGCCATCAGCATCGTAGGCTTCCAAAGCGCCACCAGAAGTGATCTGGAATGCAGCACTGTGTACCCAAGAAGAACCGTCACCGTCACCGAAAGACTTACCAAGAGTAAACAGATCATCGTCTACTTGCTTGGCTAAGCCGTAACCTGCGTCACCAGTGTAGAACTGACGCAAAGAAGCAAGAGCCTGTACTTCGGTGATGTCTTCAATCAAACGTGAAAACTCAAAGTGCTTGTTGATGTTGATCAGTACTTCAGACTCAACAGCGTTCTGAATAGTAACTGCAACACCTTCGGCTTTGGCGTGAGCCGCACCGCGAGTTGGCTTAGGAACATGGATGGTGTCGCCTTTCTTACCAGTCATGCTCATTTTTTTAACGAGGTTAGCTAGAACAAGATTGCTCTTGTATGCAGCAATTACTTCGTCACTCCAGATTTCTGGAATAAATTTAGCAGCAGATGTGTTGTCTACTGCTCCGCCCATTGCGGGATATACTGAATCAGTCATAATAATAGTCCTATAATGAAATTAGTTTCGGACTCTCCCTTCAGCATATGCTTGCATGATTTCATCAGACAAAGACAAATACCTTTCAGGATCATCCTGCATTAGTTTAATAATGTCTGAGCGTCTATAAACCTTTCGCGTTGCTGTTTCACCACTTCCCTTTGCACCGCCTGTTGAGGCAGTTTTAACAGCTTGCTTCCTGCTTGCTTTCTCTTGTGCTACAGTCTGACCAACAGCTTGTTGACGTTCCTTCCATAAACTGAAAAGCTCATCAGCGGCTTCATAGTCATACTGCGTATCCGCTTGTGCAAAGAGTTGAGTACGAATCTTTGATCCTTTAATCCAATCAACAAACTTACCATCTTGCAGAATCTCTTGCATGTCGGGATGACGTTGTAGCAATTGAGCCTGCGCTGTCTGTTGCTTGTACTGCTGTGTTTGTGCTTCAGCAGCTTTGATTGAAGGATGATTCTTAATCGCTCTTTCGACAGCCTTGTCGGGATCAGAGAAAAAGTCTATATCTTCTTCAGCTTCTTGTGGTGCTTGTGTTGTCGTGTCGAGTTGTGTCTGTATGTAGTCGTCAACAACTTTCCGTAGTTCCCCTACCTCGCTGCTCTGTCGGCCTAATAACTTCTCAGCCTCCTGGTGCATCCGTACAATCTCAGCCGTTGACTTTCCTTTGTACTTGTCAGGGATGTCGTCTTGCTCTGGTTCTTGAGGAGTTGCCTCTACTTGAGGTTCCTCAGTCACTTGACTTACTACTTCTTCTTCTTCGTTGATTTCTACTTCGTCTTCTTGACGCTCGTCTATAAGTGTTGCCATTATTAAACTCCGTGAGTATTCTCATTATGGAGGTGTATTATGCAGGGCTTCGGTTAGGAGTTGGCCTTGCGCTCTTGTTGCAGCTTTTGTGCTCTGTTCCTTTCCCATTGTCTGGTAGCACCCATAAAATCGCCAGAGATGGGATCTAACTTGGAACGCACTGCGCTTACAATTCTGTTAGCTATTTTGCCACAGTCTAAACAGGGTATGTGTGTACATTCTGAATCAACAAGTCTTTCGTTGACGTGTCCATCCTCACACTTAAACTCAACCATGATACGCATTATGCTGCTTCTTCTGCGTCTTCTAGTTGCTGTTGCTCTGCTGTGTCAATCTGAGCTTCTAAATTTAGTATGTTCGCTATGACTGAGAGTTGGCCTTTACGAAAGTGCAGGTCTTCTAAGTCTTTAGTTACTTCTACTGAGTTAATCATTACCGCATTAGAGGATAAGTCGTCTAGCAACTGTTTCCATCCTTCTGAACGGAATAAATCTTTCATGTTGCGGTAATATAGTTCTAGTTTAGGGTCAATCACACTGTTTCTCCTATAAGGACAGCTGAATTAGTTATATCTACACAGTTAGTATAACATAAAAGTATAAGAAAGTCAAGCTTTATTTGTATTTTTACTTGACTTCTTAGTAGTTTTGTTGTATATGGCATCCCAATTAGCTGCAAACTTCTTTGAGTCTGTCTTTCTCTGGGCGCTACCTTTACCACCGTGGGTCTGACCCTTCATCGTTTCTTACCCTTGTGGAGACCGTGTTTGGCGTGTTGCTTGCCCTTAGCCGTGGCCTCTCGTTTGTTGCACAACAAAGCACCATTACCGTTGTTATACTTCACCTCAGCATCCTCAAAGTTAGTCAGCCAACGTGCTTCTTCATCACCATCCATTAGTACAATACCCTTATCCATAGCGTAGAAGTAGCAACCTTCACAGTAGTAAACGTGTGAGACGGTTCGCCTGCCATAGTCATCGTAGTCTTTAATGGAAGCATCGCAGGCATAATCTATGTCGTGTATCTCATGCCCACACGATAGTTTAATCATCACTTACTCCATATCCAATGTAGACCAGTTCCAACCATGATTGGCGATTGCATTGAGAATAATAAAGATACATGTAGCCATATGAGTAAACCACCAAACAGTCCTAATACTAGCGACAGTATCAGCTTGCTTATCTGTCTCACCTACCTTCTCCCCTAGACTCTTAGCCCAGATTCTCCACCACTTATGTATTACCATTTTGTTTTATCTGCCCAGTATGCCGCAGACATTTTACCTTTAGCTATGTTCTTAGCGTGTCTTGCTTTAAAGGACTTACGCTTTGCCTTCATACGAGCAGATTCACCCGCCTTGGGTTTACCTGCTGTGCTTGCCCCCTGTTCTCCAAACCTAATCGTCTTGATTTTGTCACCTTCCTTTGCCACAACAACATGGCTTTTCTTCGGATGGTTAGGGGTACGCTTTGGTTTGTTATAACCACTTACACCTGCTCTAGCTAGTCTTGGATCTTTTTTTACTGGCATTCTTTGCTCCTGTATTCTCAGCTATTTGTTTCTCAAGCTGTACAATCTTATTAAACAGTTCCTCAAACTTTACATTTACTTGAGCTACTACGTTCTCTAAATCTCTTGTGCTTACCATTACTGTAGTCCTTGTGTTGGTTGAGGAGTTGCCTGATTAGCAACATTACCCTCTTTTACTGCTACTTCTCTTTCTTTCAGTAACTGCTCTGAAATCTTTAGACGCTTCTCAAACTCTTTGTCATCTGCGTCACCTGCCTTGAGGTTAGTAGTGGCCGCTTTGATACGGTCAATCTCAAGCTCCTGTGGTATAGCCTGTGCTTCGACAGCCAACTTCTGCGCTCTAGCAGCAGACTCTTGCGCCTGTCCGTTGAGTGCATTAGTCTGTGACTGTTGAAATGCCAACTGAGCTTGCTGTGCTGCTTGTGCCATTTGTGCTGCTTGTTGTTTCATCATCGCACGTTCAGTTGGTGTTGGTCGTAACCTTTGCGGTACGCCAAGCTTCTCAGCAATGTAATCCATCATCTCATCAATCTTGATTGTCATCGCACCTTCTGGTCCAGCACCTTGTGCAATCTGTGCATATTGTAATATGTTTTGTACATCATCCATATTTTGTGCCATAGCTAATGGAGCTACTGGTGCAATCTTAACTTCTAAGCCATTTACTTTTAATGGTAAATTAATAATGCCACGCTCATCCATCACTTGTAGCATTTTAGAAACTAATGGAATCATTGTTTCATTAATGAGTCGACCAAATGCAGAGCCTAAGTTTTGTGATAACTCTTTCATTCTTTCAACAACTTCTGTTGCTGATCGAGCTGACATGTTATCTGGTGGTAATGATTCATCAAGTAATATACGTTTGATGTTCATACGTAAATCATTCATCACAATGTTAGATACATTGAAGTCACCAGCACGTGGTAATGGTCTTAGTGATTCACCTTGTGGACCACCATTACGTGCTACAGGTATAATGGCACCTGGCATAATCTTCACTGTATTAGGATTCAATACACCATCATCTGCTGCTGTATACACACCAGAGATAGCAAGAGAAGCATTCTTTAAGACTAATTCTTTAGTTTTGTTAAGTGTTTTAATGTCAGGCAATGCGGTAATTAATGGACCACGACCATAGATCTCACCAGATACTTTAGCATAACGAGATACAACCCATGGACTGTACTTCATTCGCTTATAGAGTATCTCTGTTTTAGACTCTTTATGAATCACATGATAACAATAATCACCACGTTTCTGATCCAATAGGGTTGCTTCAATTAACTCAACATCATCTGTTGGTTTCTGATCTATCTTTGTTTGTAATTCTTGTGGTATCTCAGCATCAGGCCATTGACGCTGTATAGACTCACCCTTCATGCGCATACGTCTATAGACATTATCTACTTGACCATTAGCACCTTCTTCAATAGATACTAAGTATTGTGGTACAGGTATAAAGTTAATAGGTGTAAGATCATCACCCGGCTGCACCATCATGACTGCTGTACCAACAGATAAGTCAAGTAAGAATTCACCAATAGCAATATCAAAGTTAGATTGCTTTAATGTAGCAAACATACGATCATTGTAAATATCTAATGCAGCTTGTGCTTCTGCTTTACGCTCTTCAGGAATATCTGGTCCTGGTTCTAAGCGACACCATTTACGCTGTGGAGGAAAGATGCCTGATTGCATACGATTGGCAAATCGTTGTGTAGAGTTGATTGCAGTAGAATCAAATACACGATTCATTTTTTTCGTGCCACCGACTTTACCTTCATAATGACCATCGTATAAATTACGTTGTGGCAGAGCAAACTCATAGCATTCTTCATATAAGTTTCTAAAGTCTTCTTTTTTTACAAGTGCTTTCTCATGTCTTTTTAATACATCTTCTGCACTTAATCTCATCATCTCTGCCATAATTATGCCTTTTTGTTTTTGTTAGCAACCATTATTCATTCCAACTTAATATAATTTCAGCAGCTTGTGCATTGTTTTGTTGATCTGCATTAGTTAATCTAAATAGGTAAGTCGTTAATCCTTTTAAGATTAGATTATTACCACCAGCTTCACCACCCCCACCTTTTTTACCAACACCACCTGTAAGTATTTCTTGTATTACAAGAGTACCTAATGAAGATACTGTTGGGTTAACAATACCCACACCTTTGCTAGGTACTGTACTTGCACGATTACGCTGAATAATTGGCAATGATGTACCACCCGATACACTTGCTCCTTCATATAAGTAACCTATGGCATTGCCCGCACACAATCCAGAAATACTTATAATAGGATTCGTCCCTGATGGAAAAGCTAAAGCAATGTCAATACTTTGTCCAGCCGGTAATGGATCTGCAAATGAACGTACATATCCCAAACTAAAAGCCTGACCTTCAATAAGTCTGACTTGTTCAATATCACGTGTGGAATATGCGCCTCTATATTCCCTCATGCCCACTCTGCCTTTTGGATACGTAACGGTCCAATGTTAACTAGAAAATAATCTACTGGCGCACCATCCACTTCGCCTTCGTAGATTTCAAATCCTAAATTAAAACCCCAATAAAAGTGATATGACCACATTAAGCTTTTTTCTTTTTAGGAAACCCAGCTTTCATGTTTTTGTAAGCCTTAGCTGAGATGGTTGAGTTCTTTTTAGATCTTGAAGTACCAGCTTTTTTTCTGGCGTTCATGTTTGCGTATAGTCCTTTACCTGGCATTATATCCACTCCTTGTTTGTGTTGTATTTATTATGCTGACAATCCCAGCACATCCATTGTACACCATCACCTATACATAGGTTTTTCTTACAATCGGTGCATCTTCTCCTAGCTTCTTTTGCTTCTTCCATCAATACGCCAGGTGATTTCTTTTTATTTTGTTGAAATAAATCTAAGTATTTTTGTTCTCTATGCTTCCTGGTTAGGTTGTTCGACAATTTCTTGTTCTATTTCTTGCATTTTTTTATTAATAACTAGCTCGCTAAAATTGGCATTTCGATATTGTTGTTTTAATTGCTTTTCAACATCTAAACGATTAATTAAAAAGATTTCATTCTCTTTCATCTCTTTAACTATTTTATTTAACTCTCTGATTTTACTCTTTAATTTAGTGTTCTTATCTCGTAAATATAAAATTTCATCTTTGACTACCATATAGACCCCTTATTATTATTTTTTTTTATTTTTATTTGCGAAGTTTTTGGCTGCTGCCACACTACCAAAACCCCATTTCTTTAATGCTAAGGCTTTTCTAGTAGGAGATCCGTCTGGTTTTGTCATTGAACCCTTCATACCACCAAATCGAGCAGCAAATGATACTCGTCTTGGATTAGTTCCAGAACTAACTGGTGACTTAACACCAAATTTCTTTCTTCCAGCATCATTTAAACCACCAGTTTTAGACTGATATTTCTTTGCTACCATTACAGAGCTGAATTAATTATTGAAATAATAATAAGTGCAGCTGCACCCATCAAAAATAACTGGAAGTTTCTGTTTAAACTATTCCAAAATGTTTTTAACTTTTCCATATTATCCTCCTATTTTGATTTATTAGTAAGTTTTTCTACTGTTCTAAGTGATGACAAACCCAGCATTGCTACTGTTAATTCCATCATAACGTCTAATGGAAGTTCTGGTTTATTAGCAGTTGGCAGTATCCAACTTAGCATCGGCTCTACAATAAAAGCATAAGCGAAACCAACACCGCAAACCCACATTAAAAAAGGTCTTG